ATGGGGCTACGTCAGGTCACCATTCCCGAGCGATTTCGGGATAAAAACATTGTTCTCGCTAATTGCGTCAGTGAAAGCCATTCAATTCCTAGCTACATTCCCGATGATTTTGATGGTCAATATCAAGCCATGAAGTTGCTGCTGCAACGCGGATATCAGCGGCCTTTGTGTCTTTATCTGCCGGAGTGTACCTTGGCAGGCAAGGCCCGGCGGGCAGGGGTAGAAAAAGCCTGGCAGGAATCTGCATTACCAACAGAGCAACTCAATCAGTGCCATATAGCGTGGGGAGATGAACATTATCAGGATGTCATTCCGCTATTGGAACGCCATTGCCCTAAGGGAAAACCTAATTTTGATGTGTTAATTTGCGGCGATGACCGTATCGCATTTTTGGCCTATCAGGTTTTACTGGCCAAAGGTGTGGTAATTCCACAACAGGTTGCGGTGATCGGCTATGGCGATATGGTTGGTATTGGTGAATTGTATCTACCACCACTGACCACAGTACAACTCCCCTATTATGATATTGGTCGTCAAGCTGCCCTCCATTTAATAAGAGGACGTGAATCGCGGGCAATACATCGGTTACCCTGCCCACTACTAGAACGGGGATCCATCCGTGACTCAATGCCTAATAACTGTGTGCCTCTTTTCAGTAAACAGCGATAAATAGCGCTCATGGATGCATGCTAAGGACTGATCACTGCGGAGCAGAGTGGCAAGAACGGGGCTACGTTATACGGGGAAGCACGCCATAAATAGTATAAACTTCACGAAAGCATAAGCCCTCGTGAAGTTTATAGATACGTCAGAATTACATGTGCTTAATAATGGCGTCGCCAAACTCACTACACTTCAACAACTTAGCGCCTTCCATCAGACGTTCGAAATCATAAGTCACGGTCTTGGCTTGAATTGCGCCTTCAGTGCCTTTAATGATTAAGTCAGCGGCTTCAAACCAGCCCATGTGACGCAGCAGTAGACATATCAAAAGCCAGCAACCATATGATTTATAAATAGTTGCTGGCTTTTTTATTCGTTAAAAGCAGATAAAAATGATGTTTGTAACCTATTGATTATCAAGTAAAGAAAAATAGTTTTGCAGAAGGCTTTCCAATGGCGGCATAATTTAATACTGTATATGCAAACAGTCAAAAGGGCGTGTGAAATCATGAAAGTTGAACTGGTTTACGATAAGCGAAATGTGAAAGAGATACCGGGTGCCAATGATCTGATCCTGGCGGAACTAACTAAGCGTGTTCATCGAGTATTCCCTAAAGCTGAGGTCAAGGTTAAACCAATGCAAGCGAACGGCATCACTACCGACGCCAGTAAAGGTGATAAGGCTATTCTCAATCGGCTGGTTGAGGAAATGTTTGATGAAGCAGATCAGTGGCTGGTTATCGATATTTAATTGAGGGGGATTTATGCTGCGTGTCGAAGTGACTATAGATAAGCTGAACGCGAAGAGTTTTCCGGTTGGCTACACCAATGCACTGACGGAAGAGCTAAAAAATCGCCTTAGCCGTAAATTTAGCGATCTTGACGTGAAAGTGAGGTTTGCGGGTGCTGATGGGTTAACCGTTCTTGGTGGGGCTAGTGAGGATAAGGATACAGTCGAAGAGATTTTGAAGGATACGTGGGAAAGTGCTGATGATTGGTTCCAACCTTAAAACATTAAAATGAATCAGCATTGCTATATGGGGGATCTCAACCATACTCAAGCTGACACCAGAAAGTTGCTCCACCCAAAATTGATTACTTGGCCCACCGCGTCCCTTGTGGGCTTTTTTGTGCCTGTAATCTGACGTGGAATAATTTCAGGAATATTTTGTCGCTGGCTTTGGGGTTTCCGATCCCCACACGGGTACCGACTGACAACCACTGTAACTAATTGATAATACCGTAAAGATCTGCGAATTCATTCTAATTACCTACCGATTGGGTACCACCCCGATCCCCCTCAGTTGACAGAACAGCGCCATAATGTAAAACCGGTTGACGCGAAAACCACTCGCTACACATGAATAGACCGGGCCAATCAGCCCGGTTTTTTATTTCTCAATCCATGCAGAGAACAATAGCGGATCCCCGTACGCGTAGCGTCGATACTCTGATGTTGAGTTATATGGCATGTACACCTGGCGGCACCCAACAGCGTCTACCCCCGTTCCGTAGACTTTTAACACCCCCGCAACGTTGATCGGATAATTTAAACTCAGTAGGGCGTTGCTCGATATGTTTTGAAAGTACTCCCCCGGCCCCGTCATGCTGTTTAAATCCAACTCTGCAACTATCGCTACATCAGCAATATGAACAGCTCCTACATCGCCAGCGGTTAGCGAATCCTTAGTTGCCAGCTCGCCCAGGCCAAGATTTTCTCGGGCCTCGGATATGCTCGACACATCAGATAAGTTATTTTCAATTTTAAGAAACACATCCGGCGTTTCTTTATCTACAGCAACAATCGTTATTGACTTTGTGATACCAGAATTTGCGCCAGCCAACGATAACGTTGTCGAACCTGCGTTACTGATTGATAGCGTTCCGAGTGCTGATAATGTCGCACTCGTTGAGTCTGATGATGATGTGAGTATCGCCTCTGTGTAATTCGCGGGGGTATAAGTAACCGGTACTGTGTAAGTATTCCCAGCGACTAAATTTGCTGGAACATCACCGAACTCGATCCCAGTAAGAAAAATGTGTTGCGTTATTATTGCTGTGGACGCCAGTCCCGTGGAAACGCTAGCTATAACGCTTTGTGTGCCGCTGGCTCCAACATTTGCGGAATACCTGCCGTTGCTGTCAATAGTTCCCAGCGCCGGGTCGGATACTTGCCACGCAACAGGGTATTCAGCGGCGGCACTTGATGGCAGGACCATTGCGATCAGTTGTTGGCTAGTCCCCGCATTTATTACGCTATTTAAAGGTGAAATGATGATAGTTGATGGCTGATCAGGCTCTTCAGTACTCACGCCCTGAATGTAGAAAACTGTGAATGTTGTATTACTGTTGCGATTGCTTGTGTATTGAAAATTAATTGGGTCTCCTGCCAGTACTTGCATATCAATTAATTTACTAAAAGGTAGAAATTCCCGCCGGTGGTGTCCGTGGCCACTGCCGCCCGTGACAAAACCATAAAATGACGTCGTATCAACAAGCTCTCCATTCGCATAGATAGTACTATCCCAGCGATCCCGGCTTTCTACGCCGTCAGTAACGTAGCGACCAATGAGCAATATTTGCACACAGTCAGTCGGAACAGTTAAAGTGACAACTCCAGACGACTCTAAATAGACTTGTGCAACTTGCAGATTACCGACACGGCTTAATGAACTGCTAATATCAGTAATACTATTTTCGATGATATCCGTTTTTAATTTTAATCGTCGCGGCGTGATCGCACTAATCGCACTCACCCCCGCGAGGGTTTCCCCTTCCGTTGCTTCGCGCTGAATATACACCTGCCATGTACTTTCATCAGATCCGGGAACGCTTACATTGTTCGATACAAGTGACAGATAGAGAGCGTTGTTGTACATGACAACAACGCCGGCACCGTACGCGAACGCCGCCCCGTTATTATCTGCCGCTGTAATAAACTCAGGAAAGCCCGTAGTTTGATACTGCCGAATATTTCGTGTTATCGCATTTAATACGTAATTCATTTCTTTACGGCCAACCGGCTTGGCGCGGGTGTCTGTCCTCAAGTCACGCTCGTAGTCCCCGCCCCAGCCCTCATTAAAACTAACAAACCCCTCGTTATCTGTTTCGTCTTGAATTGTTTGCGTGTCACCGTTTGACGCGAACGGCACTTTAAAAAATCTGTTATCCAATTTTTATTTCCTTTTCCGGAGTTTCATTGCCGTACACTGAAATTATTTGATTATATAAATACTTTGATGCGAAAAGTTTCCCCCTCTTTTTTGATATGTCATTTTCGCTAAAAACAATCACACCATTCATATTTAATATTTTGAGATAATTTATAAAATTCTCATCAGTCTGTTGGTAATCTATCCTTTCTTTTATCACTGCCAGCGATACCATTTATTACCTCCAAGCTGCGGGTATTTGATTGTAATCTGACAAACTAGACGCATTCGTAAATGCCTTTGTCTTGATTGTTACATTCGTCACTTTATCTATAAATGTAAGTGCACTACCGCGCAATAACCGGCAATTGTTAAACGCCCACCACAAGTCTTTAATTGCGTTATATTCAGCAAGCGGGAAGATATCATTGATGTCAGAAGTCATAAGCAAGCAATCTACAAATACGCTTTCAAAAATTGTCGCATTCGGTGCGTTATCGAACAGCCCAGTTGGCGCGGTTAATATTTTTGAGCAATTTCCGAACGCTATTTTAAATGATGTAACGAACGTATTGTTATCAAACAAACCCGCCGGAATTTCTTTAAGAGACGTACAGAATCTAAATGCAAACTGAAATGTTGTCACTAATGGGTTGTAGTCAAACAATCCTGTAGGTATATATTGCAAACTCCCGCAAGATAAGAATACATAGCTGAAATTAACAACGCGCGTACAATATTTAAATAAATTATCAGGTATCAATTGAAGCGATAAACAGTTATAAAACGCAAAACCAAACGTAGTGACATTTTGTAAATAATCGAATGCCCCAGCACGTATTACTTGTAACTCATCGCAAGCTGTAAATGAGTTAGTCATACTCTGACGGCTGCCAGACACGCTAATGACTTCTATTACTTTATTTTCAAACGCCAGTGATGAATGATAAAACATGCAGCTATTACTACGCTTTATGGTTATTCTATACGTAACCCCCGCAGTCAACGCGCGAGTTGCATAAACCAATCCCTGGCTATCAACACGATAATCATCACTGTCTACACCATCGCCGTAATCAATCGTGATTACCTCCCCGATGTCGTTTAATTTAAATAACGGCGCTTCAGGGTTGTAAATCTTAAGCATCACATCAGCACCGCTAATTAAGTACGTGAACGTGTAGCTTCTTGATTCAACATTATCTACTGTGCAAGTTGGCGTAAATATCTGTGTCTTTGCAATGACAGAGTAAGCCCCTGATCGACTTACAAGGTCCGTAAATAACCCGTCAGCAGTCGTCGTGACTTCACGTGTAAATGTCTCACCCGTTGATTTTGTGTAGTACAGCGTGACGTCAATACCCGATAAATCTATCGTACTGTCAGATGATGCTATTTGCCCGTGCAGTACGCCGCTATCATTGTCAAAAAATAAGTTAATGCGCCATCCGTAATTAATCAGTTCGCCGCCATCCCAAAACCCGGCATGTTCAAAGTTTTGATAGTATTGACCGAAACCAAAGGGAATATAGCGAATAACACGAAACTTTAGGCCCACGGTTGCAGGACGCGGTAATAAGTCATATTTGGTCAGTATCAACGCTACAGCGCTGGCTGGCTGTTCAGTGAATACATACATGATTGACGACATATCGTTAGGATCGAGCGCGTAAGCTTTGCCGCTGTCAGTCGCGAACATATCCATCATGATCTCGTTAACTTCGGGAATGGTGCAACGCGTAATTAATTGATAATAACGCAGTCTGCATACCAGGCGTTTTTGTTCAGTGGTTAAAACCACATTAGGGCATTCAGGAATAAATAAATTAACACCAAGAATTAAAGCCCATACACTTAAGCCAAAATCATTCGCTGTACGTAAATCAAAAACATCAGTGAACCAGTTATTCCAAAATTCGGCATGCGCTTGGTTGTACCATTCTTCCTTTTTCTGCATTAACGTTTGTATTTCTTCGCTACCGTCATATTGCCAAATGATGTTACGTAATAAATCCATGCTGCTATTTATTTCAGGTATTTGCGTTGACATATATTGCGCCCATAAAAAAACTGCCGAAGCAGATTTATATATTCAATGATATTGCTTTTAACTCGTTATACGTTAATCACAACTGATATGTTCTCTTCTGACAATGTAGCGACTTCATTTTTCATTATTGTAATTTCATTGCTGGCCAGCGCTTCGCCACCGCGTGAAATCAAAACTTGCTGCACAAAAAAGCCGGGGTGAACCAGGCTGATAGCACCGGCAAGTTCGAACGGGCTGACATCAACGCCAGTAACAAAGCCCCGTTCGCCATCCAGATTACCCATTGCGTATGCAATTAACGCGTTGGGAATAACGACATTTGGATCCATCGTTCCCTGCGCGCTGCGCATAATCACTTTTACCGTGATGGGGATTTCTGCCGGGCGGTCAAACAGGACTATGTACGGGATATCGGCGTTGGGTTCTATCACTGTTACCGATATTGCGCCGTTCCACGCAGCCCCATCGGTTTTATTCTGCAACAGGCTACGCGCGATATCTTGATCAACGCCGCCATGCACACAGGCCCACACGCTGTGTGGTTTCATATAAATACCATCAATGGTTTCAAAGTTATGACTGATATTTTCAAGAAACGATAATGAATGAACACCGGCGAGGCCATATAAACCACTGATTTGTGCCTCTACAGTCGATATGCCCTGGTTGGCCAGCCTCAATTTACGTTCTGAGCGTAACGCGACATCGCTTTGCTCTCCGCTACCGACGATGGCCGCATAATCATTGAAGACAGTTTCCCATCCGAGCACAGCATCAATAACAGTGATTAAAGCCCCTGATGCACAACTCACCCCCCTGCAACGTCTGCAATAAAATCTACTGTCGCGATACCGGCACTATTTAAAAGCACGGTGTTAGCACTGACAAAAATATCACCGGTGCGGGATCTGGCCCTTGAACCTGCCCGAACCTCCGTTAATGGAATGCCGCGCAATGTTACGCTGGGTATGACGGATTTCTCCGGGCTATTTCGCGTAATGCCCAATAGCGCACAAACGCCCTCTAAAAATATACCGGTGGCAAAATTAGGATTTATTTGATTGGCTAACGTGGCATTATTGATGACAACTGCGCGCCGCGCGCTGACCTCGGCGCTGATCAGGCGGCCTTGCGGTGAGTCGGGGTTGGTTGACATCTGTTGACCTAGCGCCGCTTTAAATTCTGCCTCTACTGCTGTTTTTATATCGGCGGTATCGGGTATGACAATGCCAGTGTCTTCAATGTAATTATAAAGCTCGCTCATTGTTTATGGCCCCTGTTCCCCACTCGGTTTTTATTGTCGCGCTATAGTAAAAATCATTGCCTGTGCGGGATATTGAAAAAGACGTAATTTGCTTCACGCCGGTAATAGACTTGATTGCAGTACGCGCGGCGGCTTCAAATTGTGCGGGTCGGTATTGGTCCCACAGTGTTTCGCGATATGGGATACCCTCATCCATCGCGTATATCATTTCATTTCGTTGGGCCAGCATCGCTGTTTTGCAGTTCTGCAAACAGGCGGACAGATTAGTAACAACCGCTAAATTTCCCGCGGCATCTAAATACAATCGATGTTTATCGTTTAATGCCAGGCTTAATATATTCATTGTGGGCCTCCCGTATTATCATTGCCGCCTTGTACGCCACTGTGCTTATGATTACCGCCAACGTTAACGCCATTGTGTTTAGCGCCCTCGGCACTGACAACAAACGCGTTGCCCCCCGCTGTCAGGGTTATGCTGCCTTCTGTTAATGTAAATTCAGTGCTACCGACCTTTAAACTGATTTCATTTTCTTTTACGCCGATCCACGTCTGACCGGATTTATGCTGAATAACTAGCGAATCGTCGTGACCAGCGGGCAATTCATAATCGGCAAAGACATCCGGAATAAAGCGCCCGTCAGAGAACTCATGCATGCGTAAGGTGTTGGGTTTTGATTGCTGGGTGGTTTGCAGGTAAAGAGAAATATCTCTATCGCTGGCTTCTATCCAGCCCCGATCCCCCGCTTTTAGTGGAAATGAGATATTGAACTCACCGCCCCCCAGAGCAAGTACAGGCATACTGGCAACCGTTCCGCGCTCTACCGCCTCACCCGCTGTCGTCACACGACTGATAAGCGGCTGAACAGTGGCGCGATTGGTTGCGCGGTCGTAGCTGATCACCTGCGCGGGGAGTTGTCCATCAATGCCCTGCAACATTTTCTTGAAAACGTATTCCAACGTGCCAGATAGCGAGCCGGTTAACGCCGGGTCAACATCGGTTAAAGTAGTGTCTGCCATAGCCCCAATCTCCGACATTCCGCCGTGTGATAAAAAGGTGTGTCTCGGTTACTGATGTCATAACTGAGTTTGTAAATAACAAAGGTGCCATTAGCGGCAGGGTTTAAATCACTGTCGATAGTCAAACTGGCCCCCGGACGGCTCGACGGATCAAGCAGGTATTTCACTTTAACGCCTTCTTCTGTGACCTCGGGAACGCCAATCATTCCAGTATTTTTATTGAGCGTGACGGCCTCATTGAGTAGCGGAACATCTCTGTTTTTTATAATCAATCGGTCATCATCGATGTAAGCGTTATAGCTGCCTGCGCTACCCAGCTTATCAACCTGTTTCAGCCTGGCCCCGGTGAAATTGTAATTGCTGATATTCTTATCCGATGCCTGAAAATCGAGGGTTAAATCCATGCTTTGTGCGGTATCAGCGGCTATCTTGCTGAGTGGCACCGTGGCGGCATAACTTGAACTGAGCATGTCGGTCATAAAGAAAGCCCCGGTACGCGCCTTGAGGGTGAGCATGATGTCGGGCGGCTGGCTGGGGGTGCATCCGATAATATCCCCTTCAAAAACTTTAAACGTGCCGTAGCTTTTACGTCCGGCGAACAGAATGATTTTCTTACGCCTGCGCGGGCGGTTTAAGGGTGATGTTTCTGTGATCAGAAAATTGCGGTCAGACTGTTTAAGGTTGGCAATTTTTATCGTGCATTCATTTTGCAACGAACCCGCTGTTTTTTGCCCGGATGCTGATATATAGAGATCAGTGTAAACGTGTAACTTGCCATCTATCTCTATTGATAACGAGATTATGCGCGGGTCTAGCTCCATGATTTACACCTCAGTAGCCGGAATATAATAAAAACGATGGTTATCTATAAATCTTTCGTAATGAGGATATTCATCATCCGGTGTATCAAAATAAAAATTGCCATAATTGAGCTGTAAATGTTTAGGTAAAAATAAGGTATAAGGCATGGCTCTTATGCCTTTAACCAAACTTAGGCCATTGCGGAAAATAGATATACTTAGCAAATCATCATTCAACGTATTCAATACTATTTCATAACGTGAGTTTTCAAGTCGGATCGTTAATGATTGGTTCGCTACTGATTCCAAACCAATTAACTGAATCATGCTATTTTCCAAAATAACCTCCGACAGCATGCGCCGCTACATCCAAAAGGGTTCTATCTGATTTCTGCGGCTTTTGTTCCCCGCGATTTACGGTGCTTGAATCCTTTGAGTCTTTTACTTTTCTTGGCGTTAACGCTTGATATTGCGTAGTGACAATAACAGCCTCTTTCAAACTCAACGTAATGATAATAGCACCGGATTGATCGGGTGATTCTTCATGCGGCATCTCAGATAAAATCATATTGGAATAAATTCCAACGCGAGTATTAACTTGAAAGCTGGAGTCACTATACAAAGCCTGTTTAATTACAGAGTACGTGTCTTTATAATGCGCTTCCGATATCCATAATATAATTTCTATTTCGACAGGAAGAATTATTTTGTGGTCAGTTTTAGTCGAGCCGTCTTCGATGGGGTGTTCCATTACCCTCAGCGGCGGCGTTGTAGTTGAGATCTAATTCTTGTGCGACGATGACCGGGTTATCTATTTTTTCACATTCTTTCTTATACCATTCATCGTCTTTGCGCGGGTCCGAGCGCCAGTGAAATGTGAATACCGGTATTTTGCCGCCATGGCGTTTCTGCGCAAAAGGGTTATTCATGCCGTTGACTGACGAGAGATCAATACGGCAACGGGTGGTTTGTGACAGCGCCGCGTCTATCAATAGTGGACGCTGTAGGAATGCAGACTCATCAACAAAATACATCGTAGTGCGGTCACCGCGCCCGATGTTATCACCCGCCTCTCCTTTGATTATCGAGCCACTATCCGGGAACTCGATCCGCATATACGGTGCGTGTTTCTTGTTATCCCAGGAGCCACGAAATTCAGCAGGTAAAGTTTCAATGAATTTGCGGGCCTTCCAAAACAAGGCCTTGGGGTCACCGGTACTGTCTACGTATTCTTCTTTACGTGAACCGAACCCAATCACCATCTCTTTATTGAACAGGCATAGCGTGGAACTCAGTCCGACTGATACCCAACTCAGACCCATTTCACGGCTTTTGTCAGTCAGTCCGTTCTCCATATTGCGCCGTCGATCCATTATCCAATGAACCCACTCTTCCTGTTTTGGGAACAGCAGAAATGGGATGGATACCGGCAACCCGTAGTCAAGATTGCGCGGGTCTGTAGTCATACCCCAATCGATAATGAACTGCGCTGGGTTATTGCGGTAGAACGCTCGCATGGCTGGCAGCAATTCAGGCTGTTGACGTATGCGTTGTAGTCGCTCCATTCTCCACTCAAAAACCTGAGTGTAATCCGGGTTCTTGAAGTCAAACGGGAACGGTAATGGCACGGTGTTTCTCCATGGAAAATATACACACCATACACACAAAATATTGCAATTGGTGTGTATGGTGTGTATATTAATCACATCAGCAAATAACAAGGAGTTAGGGTGAAAAGTTCGGAGCTGATAAAACGACTCGAAGCAAATGGTTGGAAGTTGATGAGAGTTAAAGGCAGTCATCATCAATTCAAACATCCTGATTTCGCGGCAGTCATAACAGTACCGCATCCAAAGAAGGACATTAAACCGGGAACCCTCCGGCAAATTCTGAAAGATGCAAACCTTAGTTAACAAAGCGCCCTCCGGGGCGCTATCAAGCAACGCAGGAGTTTTATATGGCTATCTATCCCGCATACGTTCATGTCGATAGTGATGGCTCGGCAAGCGGTTATTTCCCTGACGTCAAAGGCTGTATTTTTGCCATTGATGCCGGAGAGGATTTATTTGCAGAGGCATCAAGCGCCCTGGAGGCGCACTTTGAGGCGTTGGTGTCTGAGGGTATTGAGATACCCGAGGCGCATGATATGCCTTTCCACTACCACACCAATCCGAGCAATTACAGTGACGGCGGCCAGTGGTATAACGTGAGTATTGATATGTCAAAATATGACGGAAAAGCCGAGCGGATTAACGTCACTCTTCCTCACCGGCTGATCCATCAAATCGATACCATTGTTAAGGTGCGTCCAGAGTACGCCAGCCGGAGTAATTTTCTAGCCGAAGCAGCACGTAAAGAATTACAGAAATTAGCGTAACCCTTCTCCTGTTGCTGCTTGTGACCCCGTTTCGGCGGGGTTTATTCCTTTCTATTGCATCCCCCTGTAAATATGCTTTTTTGGACTCTATTTAACATAAGGGATGTTACACGCACCGAGCGTATAGCACTCATCAACATAATGAATCGAAAGGCTTATTTGTCAGGGTTAACTGTGCGGAATGTCAGAAAATCGAGTGCATAAATGATGCATAAATTAACCTATATTTTGCATAGAGAATTTATCAATCGAACCGGCTATTTCTGGACGTTTACCAAAATTACCCCATCAGCTTACGATATGCCTCGGCGGCTTCATCCGGGGTTAGGTTTGACGTTTGAATCGGGCCACCGTTCGCGCCGGTCAATTCAGCTTTCTTCGGCGCTTCCCACCCGCGCATTTCAGCCAGTTGCTTGATGGCAGCTTTCGGATCATGCAGCTTAATTTTTAGCCCATCCTTGCCAGTGGATAATTCAGCGACGGCGGCCAGGTGTTCGGGCTTAATATTCTTGGAGTCCTTAAATTTCCACGACGCCTGAAAGACCGGTTGCCCGTCCTCGTCCTCGCCAATCTGATAATTACCGAACGTGGCGATGTCATGAATTGTCGTGCGCCCCATCAGCGTTAGTCGTTCCATCGCTTCCTCGTAGGTCATGATGGCTTCGTTAACTGTTTCGTACTGTACGGACTGGAGGAAGGCTTGAACGTTATGATTTGTTAAGATTTGACTGGCTGATGCTCTCGCCCCGTCATCTGTCTTTGCCTTACCGCCAGCCTTTCGATATGCCTCGGTTTGATTCTTACCATTAAGTAGCGCTGTAGCGAATCTACGCTGTAATTGCGTCAGGGCATCAAAAAGCGCTTTCTGCTCAGACGTCAGCGTCTTTTTCATGTCCATTTAGAACTTCCTGCTAGTGAGTGAAATATAATACCGGGGATTTTAAAGACCGCTCGATATCAATACAGCGTGTTTATGCTGCTTTTCGTGCTGGCCAGTCGCCGATATCAGAATTAAATAAAATGACGTCGGCGTGTTAATGCTCAAGGTGAGCGGTGGGAAACAGGCGGTAGCATTGCTTATCGTGCATTGTCACAGCCATTCATTGAATGGCTGCTGCAATGCTTAGACTTCTACAGGTGAAATTTCACTTTCATCAAACCAAGAATCTACTGCGCGGCCATCAGCAGCCTTGTAGTGAATGTAATAGCTGTTGTTAAGTTGCGAATACTCAGCGCGGCCTTTGATGTGGCCTTGCTCGCCGCTGATTGAAACGCTGACTGATTGGCCTAATTCGTATTTAAACATTGTGATTCCTTATTTTTACAATGAAAAAGCCACCGGGTTATTAATCCAGTGGCTTAGGTGATTACTAGTGGGTTTACTTATCTTGTCTGTTTATTTTAAGCGATGCTGATGTGAATGAAACTAAACAGCCACAGAATGAACTCAATCACTCCCCAGCCAGCAACGGCGCAGATGCAGCCAAATACAATGAATGTTCCTGTGCCGGGCAAATCAAGACCCATTTCTGCTCTCCTCAATCTTGCGAATGCTCGCCTTATCCAGATTGCACAACTCAATAACTGTCAGCAACTCACCGTTCAGCGCCAGGCTGTCACCCCATGTTAGCTCGTCAGGGATGAGCGGCGGCATACAATCAGAAAGCAGGCTGGCGGGTATGGGTACGTGCGGAGTCTGTACGTATTTGATTTGCGTGGTTCCGCAAGCGCTCAGCAGCGGCAACAGGAACAGAGCGAGTAGCGCATTCGTCCGCACTGATATCTTTTTTAATTGCAGCAACGCGGACCTCACTATTATTTCTAATGTTGGTTTTTTCATGCTCGCTGGCCTTGGCGATATCGTTAAATAACTGAACTGTGCGGACCTGATTATTTAAAATTGACCTCGCCTCGTCACGCTCATTAGTTAGTAGCGCATTGTCAGCAATTAATTTTTTTGCTTCGGACTTATTTACCCAGGCAGCGATAAGCAGAATAGCCACCAGCATTAGCAATAATCCGGTAGCAAATTTAGTTATCTGGCTCATACCTGAATCTCAATATGCGGCGCGTCCAAAAACTTAGCGGGCTTATCATTCGGGTTATCCGTCCAGGTGATACCGAAACGCAGCTTAACGCCTAACTCTTTACCAGCTCGGTGCATGGCATCAAGTACCGGCAACCAGCATTTATAATCATTCCAGTCAGCACCGGTGGGTAACACGTCGATAGCGTGGCCAGTAATATGGCGGCTGTTCATGGTCTGGCTCTTGCCAGTGGCCACCAGCTCTTTTTGCCGTTCTACGGTGCGTAAGCCTTCAATAACGCCAAAATCAACAGGCGATAACTCCAGAGCACGGCGCACCACTTTCACCAGGTCAGCATTAACACCCTTGAGATTATTGTCACTGCGAGCACTGAAACGAAAATTACTGATTTTCATTGCTGCCCCCTGTCTTGCTGCCAACAATGCGTTTAAGTACAGAGCCGATATAGTCAGTACCCATATAGCCGATAAATACGCTAAGTATTAGCGTCCAGCCTGGCTCTACGCCGAACATCGTTAGTACATCTTCAATAAACCACGCGATGAGTGAGCACATAGCAGCATCAAGCATGACTTGCGCCCGCCCTCCACCTGCGTACATGCCGCGCAAAGTTGCCATAATTGCAGCCAGCCCGGCGCTGATAAGTTCGCCGCGATGCTCTCCGATCCATACGATGATCAGACTCCAGATATCCGGTGACCTGTGCATTTTCATATCCACCCCCCGTCTGGGGAATCCTTTCCCGGCGCGTATGTCGGGTACTGTGATAAAAAAAGCCACCAGATTTGGTAGCTTTATGTGTTTCCCCCTCCAGGTTTAGGATAGGGAAGAGGCTTGAATAATTTTGTGTTGAGCCGCTTTCTGGCCCGTTTATTCAAAAACTTGATATAGCGGAACTGGGTAAATTTATGTGCTGTCGCCCGGTGAATATTGGCCTGCAGATGTAAGCCCCGCGCACCCGCTTTGCTGGCCTTAGTGGTTAAAGCAATCTTGTGGTACCACTCGCCGTCTAATTCATAAAACGTGCTTTGGTGGCTACCGACATAATCAAAATTACTGGCCTGATACACCACACCGAAGCGACCACACCGTTCATCAGCAAATGTCTGCACCCATTCAACGCTGGGGTGAAGCAATTTGATAGTTTTGAGTGCGTAGCTGATCGCCCGTGATTCTGTATTGGTCAGCATGTCGTCATGCACCCAAAGGCGGTTTAGTTCCATGTATTGCCGGTTGCCGGTTCCCTCTACCACTCGCCCACCGCTGCTGGGGTTCATTGCATAACCCCATTGCATAACACCCACTAAATCACGCCCGGAGAAAATACCCAGGTGAAGGTAGGAGTTATTAACAATGCGTTTGCTGTAATGAAAGTTGATGATAACGAGACGGGCCAACCAGACAGGAATTGTAGCGACATGCAGATCTGAACATCCGTACCCCACCGTTATACCGTCATAAACTACCGGTTCAGGCTTACCCACTGCGCGGGATGCGTTTTTGTAACTTAATTTTTTCATGGTCATATATACAGTATTCCGCTAGGATACCACCGCTGACGTTAGCAGGGTGGGCCTTGGTTATACTCATGACCGGAAACATGGGTGTAATGGCCCTGATATGCTGATACATACCGGGGTCGCCCATTTCTAACGAGTGCTAAAAAGATAGCCGTTTGACTCAAAAGGTCAGGCGGTTTTTTTATTGGGGCATGGGCCAGAATCGAACCGACGTCATTAGCTTGGAAAGCTAAGGTTGGACTACTCAACCACCTTGAAAATGGCAAAACCCCGCAAAAAGCGAGGTTTTCTGGATTGTGTAAGCTACATGACAAAGTAACCACCCTTATCACATTACAATCATTTTTGCGTACGCGTTAACTTTTTCTATATACTAGAAAAAATTTAACTAAAGGTTAAAAATCATGGCGATTCGTGAATTGAAAGCTCAGCTTGCTGCGCTAACAGATCCAACAGACAAAGCCAGAAAAGCGGCTGAAATAGCTACGTTTACTCAACAAGCAGAAAACGAAATTCGTTTAGCTCAAAGAAATATAACCTATAATGTCAGAGAGTGGTCTATTGAAACAGTTCTTCAAAAGTATGCTGAAAATATAGAGACAGATAAAAATGAACTTTTTGTTCCTGATTATCAACGTGACTATAAATGGCCAATAAAGATAGCCTCTCGATTTATTGAAAGTATCTTCCTAGAATTCCCTATACCTTACTTATATATAGCCGATGTTATAAATGAAGATCCTGAAAAAGATGGTCGCGTAGAAATAGTTGATGGTTCCCAAAGAATTAGAGCTTTATATAATTTTTGGAGAGATCAATTTGAACTGGAAGATCTTAAGGAATTAAAAATATTAGAGGGTTTTAAATTTTCAGATCTATCTGCGGGAAGGCAACGTCGCTTATTAAGAGAGTCTCTTCGTTTAGTTGAATTAAAGGGTGATGTTAAAGAAGAACACAGAAGGGATCTCTTTGAGCGGATCAACTCTGGAGTCAAAAGACTTGAGTCAATGGAAGTAAGACATGGTTCAGATGCTGCAACGTCACGTTTCTATAAAGATGTTTTAATTCCTTGTTCAATAAATGGTAAGTTTAACGAACTTGCTCCATTATCTGATAAGAAAAGATCCAGCGGAGATCATAGAGAGCTTGTATTAAGATTCTTCGCTTATTTAAATGATATTGATAGTTATAAAGGATACGTCACTCCTTTCTTAGATGAGTATTTAAATAAGAAAGCCGAAGAAGGTGATGATATCACCGTACAAGACTACCTGAATCAGTTTAATGACATGCTTGACTTCGTAGAGACTCATTTCCCTATAGGCTTTAAAAAAACGATAACAAGCAAAACAACGCCTCGCGCCCGCTATGAAGCTATTGCAGTTGGAAGTGCGGCGGCCTTAAAGGAAAATCCAAAGCTCTTAAACCCAGCCGAACCTATCGCAGATTGGTTATTCTCACCTGAGTTTGAAAGCATTGTCACAGCAGATAGTGCCAATAATACTACGCAACTCAACAATCGCATTAACTATGTTAAAAATAAGTTATTGGGCTAAACTCATGAGCTTAATAAATGTAAGAGATGAATACAACGAGAGGGAAAATGATATGTTTAATATTATTTCCCTTATAAGTTCTTTAGAAGAAGAAAGATTGAGGATTCATTCTGAAGAGTCAAATCAAGAGCATGATTTAATTGAGAAAAGAATAAATATACTTAAATCAACACTTCACTTAATGAGCTACAATCTTGTTGAAAATGTTGCTCGAGGATGCATAGAAGGAATATATGATCATATTTCTGATAACAATGTAAGCTATTCATATCTAAAAGAAAAGATTCAAATAAACATATTAGATAGATGTATCAAAGACAATGAAAATGGAAAAGCACTTTTTAATAAAGTTGGAGGGGAAATATCAGATAAAATAGTTCAAGCCTCTCTAAATCTGAGGAAAGAATTTAATGGAAATGTATCAAAAGAGGTTATAAATAAAATATCAAAAGCATATGAAATCACATTGACTGATTCACCTGAGTGCAGGAATGGTATAGATTTAGATACATTAAAAGACATTAGAAATGAACTTGCACATGGTTCAACAGGCTTCTCTAACAAAGGAAGAAATGATTCAATTGAAGAGGTGATTCGGCGCATTGACCATATTAATCAATATCTACTTCTTATTATCACATGCACCGAAGAATATATTACAAGGAGTGGATACCTTTCGATTCAACGTGTTTGATAAAAGTACTACCTATAACTTCACCAATCCTAACAGGGACTGCATTACCAATCATCGTCCCAAGTTTTCTAAATGAGAAGGGAACCTTTTGATTTAGAAACTGATAATCTTTGGGAAAGGATTGTATAATAGCAGCCTCGCGTAAAGTTATAGCGCGATCTTGTTCAGGGTGACCAAAGCGACCATTACCATACCCATAGCATTGTGTCGTTATAGTTGGGCTTGTATCCCCCCAGCTCATGCGACCGTATACGCTTTTATAGGTTGAACCTGATTGTTTTTTGTGACAATCAGCTAATAAATATTCAGGCCAATCATCCCAAGTCCCGCCAGCTTTAGATGCTTGGATTCGTTTTAAATTTATGGGTTTTAAAGCCGGTGCACGATGCATTGGATCTTGCTGATTTATTGAACCTGCTGGTATTGGGGGTAGACGTCCAATAGCATCTCGTACAGTAACGAGATTTTCTATATCTGGCTCTTCGATCTCTATCGCCCCTAATAATGAAGCCAGTAATATTAAGCGTTTTCTATTCTGTGGAAGCCCATATAATGAGCAATTAACTACTTTATACCAAACAAAATAACCATTAGCCTCTAAGTTATTTACGAATGTTTTAAATATAGTCTGATTTTTGAGCTGAGGAACATTCTCCATTGTAACAAGTTCAGGTTTTATAGAAATAACCAACCGTTCAAATTCAGATAGTAACTTCCACTTATCATCCTCTTTCTTATTTTTCAAGTTACTATACTTGGAAAAAGGTTGACATGGTGCACAACCAGCAATAAGACGAATATTACCTGCGACAAACATTGAGTCAACTTCGTCCCCAGTCAACTCCGTGACTGATTTATGCACAAACTTGGTATTGCTGTTATTTTCCTCAATAGGAAAACGACAATACTCATCAAAATCAATTCCATGAGTAACATTAATACCTGAATTGTTTAGGCCATAAGTCAGTCCACCAGCCCCACAAAAAATATCAACTGCTTGTATGTTCACACCAATCTCCAAGTTAAGACTGAGTATTATATACAAAACTAGCTAAAACATCGATACCGATGCGATGAATAACTGTATTATTGTTATAACGAACTTTAACTTATTGAATAGGTTTGATCTATATCTAACATGCATATACAGCCCGCTATAAACCCCTGAGCCGTCTGCATCTCTTTTCTGATTGTCCCATCTGAGCACTTACGCCTTTTAGCTATCATGCGCAGTGAAACACCAAAAACATAGTGCAAAATCACCAGCTCATACTCTTCCGGTTTATACTTTTTCAGCCGCGCCACACAGCCATCAATCATAATGCCGTCATCGTCACAACACTGAGGCCGCGATTTATTGGTGTTGGGTAAGAGGCTTTTGAACCCAGCGGCGATAGGTTGCCAGTCTACCTGACTGTTATCACTAGCGGCCCAAGCTCCCCAAAGCTCTAAAAAATATTGAACATCAGGCATTGGCTTTTGATGTCGCTGCATTGAGTTGTTTTTCACTTGGTTCATATCTTGCCTTCCTTTCTCAATGCCGCCTGTGTCCGCATAACGCCCTCGGCGTGATATAGACGTGCCGTGTCGCCATCAATTAAACGGGTGCGGCGGTCGCATTCGTCATGACATGCCAAGCATCCCCATGCGGCCTGTTCGTCAGAGGGTTTAATTCCGGTACCGCAGGTTCCTGCCAGTCGATAATGAGTGAGTACCACCGTTTCAGGGTTGCCATTGCATACACCCGGAATACGGATCTGACACTCACGGCCCCTTGCCTCTTTGCGTAAATTAGCCATGATTCCCCCTAAGCCGCGTAGCTCATTAATTGACTGGCGGCGTTCTCCGCCTCGGATGGATGACTAAATGATTTACTGAGAATGAAAGTCCACAGAACATTCAGTGTTGATTTGTATAAATCGTTGAATTCCAGCTCGTCCATTTTCGCGAATGAAATAGAGCGAGGTTCACGCAGCGTTGAGCCGTCCGGTAATTCGAACAAGTCGTAATGGCCAGACTCGACAGTTACCCAACGGCGGAAAGCATGGAATGATTTTGCGGTAGATAAGTTTGCAGCACGTTTACCGGCTACCAACGCCAGATAATCGTCAGCTATCTCATGAAGTACGCCCTCATTTCCAACATAGGAAATAAGTTGGCTTACATAGCCACGCAGGAATTTTAGTTCGAATGGTGATATCGCCCCGCCCTTTGGCTCCCAATATTCAAAGCCTAAGTTGAGCAACGAGAAGAATTTACGGTGAAACGGTGCATTACGCACACGTTTGAATTCGCCAGTGACAATAGTCCCCAGCTTGGTGCTTTTAACGAAATCCTCAGCATCCGGCGTAGCCGGTACCAAGATCCCACCTGTTGATTTAGTAAAACTATACTGTGCCATTTCCGCCCCCGGATGTATGGCACAGCAGCACGATATTTAGGTTATCGGGTGTTCAGTCCGATACTTATATAATAACAGACTCAATCGAGTTATTTTTAATAAGTTTTAACTGACATCGATACCAGTAATTTCTTTGATTTTTTTCTTCGCAAACCCTTCAGCAAGAGATCTAGCTACTGACATTAATGTTGATAATCCCTCATCTTTGAATTCGGTCTTGATAGTCTGCCAAACTTCCTTCTGCCTTAAATCAGCAATGAAGTCATGACCTCTGGCTGTTAGTCGAAGAGGAGTCTCGACCCAGTAATAGTCATATCCTTGAAGTCCAGAAATAATTTCCTGACCAAATCCAAGATTACCATCAACTCTGATAATCAATCCATTATCATGGAGCAGACGCATGTGAAAAATGAAATCACTATCGTCTTTAGAAAAACCTGCCTCTTCTAATTCAGATAAAATAGTGTCGGGGCCAGTAGTATTTTCAAACGCTATAAGCAGGTTCTTTAAATACTCATGATTAATTTTCATTAAATTACTCCTGTGACATGTCACATCACTATATAGTTAATTTAGTCTCATGCCAGCCCGCGTGCTGCCAGCACTCCGAATCACCAATAAGCAAGCAACCATTCGGATCCCCCGGCAGAGCGTCACCACACTTGCCGCACTTGTGCCCCGTTTGCTCTCTTAGCTGCGCCTGTAACTCTGCATTATCTTTCCGGATCAGCATGGTGATGTACTCGTCCATGTCATACGGATCACGCTGTGGCCGACGCAGGACGCAATTCTGGCGCAGCATATCAACCTCTTGGTTATCGAGTTTTAGCTCAAACTTATACATGGCACTCACCTGTATTCCTGCAATTGGTGCGATGTATCCGCAGTCAATTAAAAAACTTATTGATGCCATAAATAAGAAATTCCCCAAAATACCTGGGTTCAGGGATGTGCGTAACTTTGCTGAAAAATGGGTTAATGAACCCAGCAATCGTGACGAGTTAACCGGGACAAAAAAAGTTACTCATATAAATACACCTGATCTTAATTCGTCAATTAAACGTAGCTTTGAGCACACATATAAAACGCTTGATCTCGAAGTTGCTCTCGCATTGGTGCCTGCTGATTTTAACTGCTGGGAAATACACTCAGCAGAAATGAAGCAAGCAAAAGAGCTTATGGATGGTAACGACGAAGCATGGCGCAAATGGTCCACAGAATTTCGCGTTCGCAATAATGCGTTATCTATTCCACGCGAAACTATCTTTGAAGTTGTCCGTGCGGGCAAAGAGAAACCTATCTTCCTGACGGACGCCGCAGCTAGAAAAGAATTTATCTCACAGTGTCTCGCTGTCAAGGGGCCGCAACCTGCAGTTAAAAATTTGGGTGACGGTAAGTTCTCAATTGACGGTCTAGTCGGTGGTGATCCTCCGTACATCGAACCACACCATGCGAATTGAATTGTGGTACCGCCTCGGGGAAATGCGGGGAAGGTTCACAGCATTCGGCCATACAAAACATATTTATCAAAGCACATATGGGTTTACTTGTGATGATGAGATCAGCAAGAAAAGCCTGACCGATGCCACTACCAAGGCATTAGCACAGCTTGGTTTCAGTGCTGATGTATTCATGGGTATGTTTGATGATGCTGAATATAACGCTGATAACAGCCTCGAGTTCAGCATTATAAACGCTAGCAATAAAGCAGAGGATTCAGTCCGTTTACGCGAAGAGCTGGATGATAAATTTAAAGCCAACACCGAAACAATGCGCTCCGCTGTGACAGTAAATGAAGTCAATAAAATTTGCTCAACGTTAACTCGCGTGATGGATGCTCACATTAAAAATGCCAAGGCTATTGGTGATAAAGAATATGAGAAATATTTGACTGGCCGCTTGCGCCGGCTGAATGAAATTAAAGCTGAATGCCTGATCAAATTTGAAGATACTGCGGAGAAAACATCATGAGTGTACGCACTATAGATTTAGCTTTCGACCGTAAAAAGTTTCTTGAATTTGTGGAAACATCTGACGACTTAACCCCCGAAATGATCGCAGATACATTGGAAGCGATCGAGGGTTCGTTGGGGGATAAGCTGGATTCGGCTATGGCCGCTGTTCGTCATATCGAGGGGCAGGCTGAAATTTGCGACAAAGAATCAAAGCGCCTAGCCGGGCGCAAAAAAAGCCATCAAACAAGCGCCGGGCAATTACGCGACTATATGCTTCAGTGCCTTGTCATGGCTGAAATGAAGGGGTTAAAAACGACGCAAAACACGTTTACGGCTGTTAAAGGGCGGGAGAAGTTAGTGGTCGAAAATGTGGAATCACTACCTGATGATTATGTCGATGTCGCCAGCCAAATTATCTATACCCCTAAAGCTGATGAAATCAAGAGCGCCATTAAAAAGGCCATGGAAGAGGCTGAGGCTAAAGCACTTGAGGAAGGTAAAGAGATCAGCGAGGTGTTTAAAAACCCAATACCAGGTGCGCGCATTGAAATTGGACCAAGATCTTTGCAGGTTCGTTAATTTATTCAGCCCCGGACCAACGGGGCATTATTGAGGCAAGACCAATGCTAAGAAAGACACAAAAGCGGCACGAGCTGGCGTATATAACACTTCCAGACGGGCGAACAGGAACTATCCACACTGATCGCCGCTGTGATGTTAACTACGATTTTCCGGTAGATGTTCGTATTAGCGGCACCCCACCACAAGAAGTTACTGAAAAGTTGATTTTGCTTAATCAGAAATAATGAGACGGCCCCGCTAGCATGGTGGTAAACCAACACTAGGGAAAACCACCATGCAGCCATGGCAGCCGGGCAAACGCCTATTGACCGACTTCGATATTAAGATTGGCAAGTTATCAGCCAGCGCACGCAAACAGCAACTCACCGACCAAGATATACAGTGGGCATGTTCTGAGACCGACAGAGCAATCGCACGAATAATACAGAGGCAAGACCATGAGAAACAACACGACGCAAAAAAAAATAGCCGCCCTCCATAAGGCTCAACCCAACTCATTGAAAATCAGTCTCAAAGAATGGAATGAGCAACAGCCACGAAAACGATGCATGGAAACAGTGAGGCGCTGGGCGCGCGCTGGCATGCTTTACCCTGCACCGGAGTTTGACGGATATGAGTACCTGATAGATTCTGCGGCCGTAAAGCATGATCCCCGCAACTCCCAGAAAATAAACATAGTAAGCCTCATGGAGAGAGTTAATGGGCCGACCACGCAATCACGCCAATCGCGGGCTACCGCCAAACTTATACGTAAGAAATAACGGCTATTACTGCTACCGAGACCCAAGGACGGGTAAGGAGTACGGGGTTGGCATTGATAAACGCGAGGCTATCAATCAAGCCGTAGAAGCAAATATGCAATTAATATACCCGGACATAATAAAACTAGTTGATCGAATAAACGCTGAAAACACAATGACATTTCATGAATGGCTAGATCGCTATTATGAAATTGTTAATACCAGGGGATTAAAGAAAAGCACACTTGTAAATTATAAAAGCTGGATAGGTATTTTTAGAACATCATTCAATAATTCCAGTTTAGCCAGCATAACAACAAAAGATATTGCTGGATTTATTAACACTCAAGTAAATCAAGGCAAGTCTGCCAGTGCAAAATTAATGCGGGGTGCATTGCTTGACCTATTTCGAGAGGCAATCTCCGAAGGTCATATTAATGCTAACCCGGTCGAAGCAACAAGAACCCCAAAGGTTGAAGTCATGCGATCCAGACTGACATTAGAAAACTATAAAATAATCAGATATTCAGCCAATGAGCTACCTCCGTGGGCTGGGCTAAGTATGGACTTAGCACTTATAACCGGGCAGCGACTTGGTGATATATGCAAACTGAAATGGGAAGATATTCACGATGATAAATTATGGATAATACAGAGGAAGACACAAGCAAAATTATCAATACCTTTATCAATAAGCATCAACGGTATCGATTTGCGATCAGTGATCGATAAATGCAAATCGCTGTTTGGTAATACAGATTTTGTACTTTCAACAAATAGAGGGGGATTTGTAGCTGAGAGGACTATGACAGAGGGGTTTATGAATGCGCGCCTGAAGTCTGGACTTCAATGGAAAGGAACACCGCCATCTTTTCATGAGATAAGAAGTTTATCCGCAAGACTGTATACTGACGCCAAAGGTGGCGAGTTCGCCCAACATTTATTAGGCCACAAATCAGCACAGATGACCGCTAAGTATCAAGATAGCCGTGGTAGTGAGTGGGATGATATTACTATATGA